GCAGAGGATCAGGAGACTGGAAGAGTTGTAAGACAACTACAAAGAAATGAAGACATAGATCAAAATGCAGTTGCTCTTGGAGAAGAACAATTTGAATCTCAAGGAGTAAGAACAGATCCTATTGATGCAGTTGCTGAGTCTTTACCTGATGGTCCTCCTGTTATACAGAGTGAACAAAGAGTTGGATTATCTGCACAACCCACTGCTCAAGAATTTTTAGAACAAACGAAATTAGAAAAATTATCACAATCCCCAATTGCTGAATCTATAGCGATGGAAAGAGATGAAATAGTTTCTCAAATGGGTGAAATGGGTATAACAAAACCTAAACCTTCAATTATTGAAACAGAACTTTCTAGAAGACTTGGAAAAGAATCTTATTTATATGGTCCTTCTTATACACAATTAAAAAATCAAATAAAACTTGGCAGTGAAGATCCTAGATTTCTTACTAACTTAGATCAAGAAACTAAGTATGTAGGTGGTGTTGAACTTCCTATTGCAGTAAGGAATGTTTTTGATAATACAGCTACTGGTTCAAGACAAATTAAAGAACCTTATATAAAACCTGAATTAGCACAAAAAGCAGATTTAGATTATAGACAAAAGATTTCAAATGCACAAGATTGGAGTGGTAAAGCAAGATTAGAGATTCATCAACAATTAAATCCTTTAATTAAACAAACAGATGAATTATTAGAAGAACAAAATATGCTTTTATGGTCTTTAAATAATCAAGGAAGTAATAGAGAATTAGCACAAAGATTAGGATTAGTTAATAAAGAATTAAAAGAAAATCAAAATAATATTAATTATTTACAAGGTCGATTAGATAGTGTGGCAGATACTAAAGAAAGGTGGATAGGAGGAATAAAAAAATGGACACCAACAACATTAACTGATTGGAAAGGAGAAGGAACTGTAGTTAGACCTAAACCTCAATTAGCTAGAAATAAAGAACTTATTACGGATGAAGGAGATTCTTTATCTTCATTAAATCAAGCAACACAAAGAGTTACTGATATAGGTCCAGAAGATCTTGAAATTGTTCCAGGTGGTTTACTAACAGGAGGCTATCCAAAAGCAATAACTAATGTTCCTAAGACTGATATTTATACAGGAGCTGTAGAAAGTCCACTTCAAATTGCAAGTGGAACAAGTATTCGAGGTATGGGTGGTACTGATTTAGATAATAAATATGTTGCATCAATACAAAAAGGAACAGGAGGAGATTTTGTTTCTAAATATATTGGTAATAAAGAACGTATTTTAACTAGAGGAGGAAATATATTACCTAATACGGGAGCTGCTAAAAATATTCCTTCTGGAAAATTAGAATCATATAGAAAACCAGCAGGACAAAGGAAAGATAATCAATTAAATATAGCTGTTACAGGAGGAAGAAAATATGATAACTATACAGAATTATCTCAAAGCTTAGATCAAGCAATTAATCAATTAAATCCTGCTGAAGGTACAAACATAAATATTATTGCTGGTGGTGCTAAAGGAGCTGATGCATTAGCTGAAAGGTATGCAAAAGAGAGAAATTATGGATTAACAGTTAAACCTGCTGATTGGGATCAATATGGTGATGCTGCTGGTCCTATAAGAAATAAAGAAATGGCTAAATTAGCCGATGTAGGTGTGGCATTTGAAGGAGGTAAAGGAACACAAAATATGATTAAAACTATGGGAGAACAAGGTAAGCCCCTATTAAATACTGCGGAGATTCAAGAAGCTACTCCTGCAAGAAGATTATCTGTTCAACAATCAGAAGTAATTAGAAAATTAAGTGATCCTAATTGGTTGACAAGTAAAGGAGTAGATTTAAATAAAACAACACCACAAGAACAAGTTGCTCTTTATTTAAAATCTCAAGGTATAACACAAACAACTCCTAGTCCATCTGTTGTACAAAATGAATATGTAAATTTACGAGGTAATAAAGTTGAATTTAACCCAGAAACAGAGTCTAGAATAGTAGGAGGTAAATTCGAAACACCTCTTCAATGGCTCGAAAAAAGAAAGAGGAAAAATTAATGGCTGATAAAAAGAAAAAGGATAAAAAGAAAAAAGATTGGATTCCTTCTGCAATCAAACGTCCTGGTGCTTTCACAGCTAAAGCAAAAAAACGTGGTATTACATCTGCTCAACTACAAGAAAATGTTTTATCTAATCCAGAGAAGTATGATAAGACTACAGTTAAGCAAGCCAACTTACGTAAGACATTAGTTGGTCTTAATAAAAAAAAGAAATCTAAGGAATCATGAAAGACCATAGGTTAGAACTTGGAAGGTATATAACTAATCCTTTTAACCGAAGAGGAAAGATTGCTAAACGTCTAGACTTTGAAGATCTATTTTCTTCAAAAGCAGCAGAAGGCGAATACCCTTGGAACCCTTCACGATTTACAAGACGAGATTTATTAAAGAGATCACAGACACGAAAAACTACATTAAACCCTGATTTGAACTTTGTAGGAAATTCTCCTTTCTTTGATCAAAATCCTGATGCAGTTACATCTGACTATGAAGTCTTTGATGGTGTTGGTAGATTTAATCGTCCTATGGATTATGACTTTGAAGAAGGTAGAGGACGTACTAGACAAAGACCACAAGATCAACCTGATTTTAGTTATGAATGGTTAGAAGCTTATAATATTAGTCCAACATTAAATCCTGGAAAAACTGCTAAGAACCCAATGCCTCGCATGCGTAACCCTGATCCAAATGGTTACTTAATGGCAGCAGCAGAAAAAGATGCAAAGAATGAAGCAGAAGATAATGTTTCAGTTGCTCAATTATTAGAAAGAGGTGATAAAGTTGTGACGCAACAAAAGCAAGCAACAGAAGAATTAGAAGGATCAAAAGCAGAAGCAGAAGCTAGGGATACTCCAGATAAAATAGAAGGAACGGGATAAATATATGACTTTACCTCAGGGATTGAAAGGAAAATTATTTAAACAAATAAGAAGAGTTCCTGGTGGTACAGGCTTCTTACAGAAAGGTGGTGCGGATTTAATTGGACAATCTTTACCAGGTGGAATAATAACTGGAGCATTAACAACTTTAGCTACTGGTAATCCTTTAGCAGGAGCATTAGTAGGAGGAACTGACGTAATTAGTAGTTCTTTATTAGCAAGAGGATTAGCAAGCGATAGATTACGTCAAGGTTTAACAGGTATTGCAGGAGGAAAAGATATTAACTTGGCAGGTAGATTTGTAAAAGCTGTAGATCCTAAGACAGGTCAGTTATTACCTAAATTTTATCAAGCAAGTATGCCACAAAACCTTGCAATGTTGACAGGTAGTGTTGGAGCAACATTAGGAATTGAACCTCTCTTTTATCCTCAAAATTCAGTGCAACAACAACAGTTAGCACAGATGAAATATATGAATAATCTAAATCCTCATACATCTCATGGAACCATGTATCAATTACAAGGTATCCCAATGAGATCGGTGTAGGAGGATATTATGAGTACTGCAGCCGCTAAAGCTAAAGGTTTAGGTCAAGAAGTATTAGAAAGTATTTACAACAAAATAAAGGATACAGAATTTGGTAAAGAAGCTTCTACTGGATGGGCAGGAGCGACTAATTTACAAGAAGGCACAAGAGATTATAGCCATTCAATATTTGATCCACGTTTCTATACAGGCTTAAGAAAAGGATATAAGGGTAAACCTGTTTACAGAGATGGAAAAATAGTTGATTATGACATAACAAAAGCAAGAGCACCAATCAAAGTAGAAGAAAAACCTGCACAATTTTTAGGTGCTTATGCTAATCGTCTACTAACAGATGTTGGTGAAGATTCTACAAGGAAAATTTATTGGCACTATAACCATCCAATGCCTATATCTGATCAATTATCAAATGTAATTATTGGAAAAGAAAATACAGCTAAATTAAAAGATCCAAAAACATTCACTAATGTACAAAGATCAGCTATTAAATTAGCTGCTGTAGGTTTACCTGTAGGTGCTTCTTTAGGTCATTTAGATGTTACTAATCCAGGAGAACAATTTAGACCTAAAGGTTTTAAACAAAAATATGCACAAGAAGGTTCGGAAGACAGAAGAGAAACAGCACAAATTGGACCTGAATTAGTTGATCGAGTTGCTTTAGGAAGAAGAGGTAGACCTTTGAAATATGCAACAGCTAAAGAAGATATTCCTGATCTAACACCTAAAAGATATGGCGATTATATGCGTCATGCTTACCAAAACAAAGGTTTAACTGGACTTGGTTTACTTAAAGGAACAATGTCTAATTTACAAGGCTATCCAGAAGTAACTGTTATTGGTTTCCCATTTGGATTGCAATCAGCAGGAGCATTAGCAGGTGGAAGTTTAGCAATGAAAAACGCTTTAAGTCAGCCTAATTTAAGAACAAGAGGAATTGCAGGTAGAGGTTTTGCTGGAGGTGTTGCTGGTGCTGCTGTGGGTAAATTAACCAACATGGCAATTGCATCTGCTAATCGTCCTAAATATCCTTCTACTCTTGAATATTATGGCTGATAAAATAAATACAATGATAAAGATTAAAGTGAAGGTGGTCATCTGATATGGTTCAAATAAATCCTGGTAATTATGGTGCTATTGTCAAATACAATAGAGGAGGAGATTTAGTTCCTTGGGAAGAAGTTATAAATGTAACTAGTAAAACAGCTAAGAATGCTCCTATTGACAATCCTTGGTGGCTTTTGTCAGGTTTGAATATGGGTCAAAATGTAAAAGATTTTGGTCAAGGGTTTAGTAAGTCAATGGGATTGAATAATGTAAAACTCCCTGGGTTTGCAAAAAATATTACAGCTAAAGGTTTAGGTGCAACAGCAGGTCGTTATCTTCCTTACGCTCCTGTTGCAATGAATGTAATGGAAGGAGATTTAGGAGGGACAGTACAATCAGGTCTAGGTACAGTTTTAGGTGGAATAGTAGGTGGTCCACCAGGAATGTTAATTGGTGGTTTATTAGGAGAACCTGTAATTGGAGGAGCTATGAAGTTAGCTGATCCATGGTTAGGTTTTGGTGATCCATCTGATCCTTATAGTGGTCGAGAAGGTTTCCATCTATTTGGAAAACCAATGAGTCAGATTGAAAAAACAAAACGAAGACTAAAAAGAGCAACAGATATAAATGCACAAGTAATGAAAAAGTATCAAGATATTTCTTTAGAAGGAGCTATGAAAATGGCAAGTGTTGATATGTTAAATAGACAAATGGCTAACATCAGTAGTCTGATGAGTACTGCCATGTCTAATCCATACGGGAGATAAGAACAATGGTAGCTAATTATTCTTCTAGTCCTTTTATATCAGGTAGTCAGTTAGGTAATCTTGATGGTCTTTTATTATCACAAGTACCAAACAATAAAGAAAATAAAAAAGAGAAAAAAAAGTTAAATCCTCTGCAATGGTTAAGAGAGAAAATTTTAGGTGCTCAAGGCATGACTGTTGCTGAAGATGGTCAAGTTGTCGGTTTAAATACTGACACGAAAGGAGTTATTAATACTGATTCTTTATTTAATTCAACTGGATTAGGTTTAAATTTTGCAGGATCAGATTTAGGTCAACTTTATAATGTTGCTCCAGGTACTTTTGCAAACTCTACATTTACAACGGATACTAATTTATTTTCTAGTCCTGTAGAAACAGGCTCAGATGTAGCAAAATATTTTACACAAAAGATGCCTTATACAGCTTCTCTTGAAAATTTATTTATAACACCTGAAGGCAAATCTGCTGGTATAACTGGGTTTGTTACTAATAATAGTGCTATTGCTAATTTAAACCCTAATAAGAAGAAAGATGGAGATGGAGATGGAAAGGGAGATGGAAATGGTGACGGTAACGGTAAGGATAAACCACAATTTAATTTACCAGACATGTTAGGAATGCCTGTAGACGAATATATGAAGCTATCAGAAGAGATGGCTAATCGAATGGCTAACAAAGCAGCTTTTCGTGCAAGTTTAAAAGATGCAGCTGATTCTTTATATCAAGGTGGTAGAGGTGTAGGTGAAATTGGATCAGCGATTGGTACACAACAAGTAGCTGCTGCACAAGCTTTAAAACCTGCTGATTTATTAACACAGTTTAAATATATGCCTTATAACAGTTCGTTAGGACGTTTACTTGGATAAATGAATAGTATTGCATGTATTAAAATAAATAAGAGAAATACGGAGCTAGATAAATAATATGGCGGGCTTTTTAGCTAGTGCTGCTTTTGCTAATGCTGCACCAATCATAGGGGCTGGTGTTTCGGGTTTATTTGGTTTAATGGCAGGAAACCGTCAAGCTCGTGCTGGAGCAATGGCGGCACAGTATGGACGACAAAGTTTTTTAGATAAGTTACAAGCAGATCGAGATGCAAATATCCTTCAGTTAGGACAAGCGGTTCAAGGTCATGCAATGGCTAAGGACATGTTGAAATATCAACAAGGATTAGCATTTAACGAGATGAAAAAAGCTCCCGAATTTGCAAGTTTATTAGGACAAGCAGGAACAGAGATAGAACGACGAAAACGAAATTACTTTTTTGAACCTGATAGTAAACGACAACGATTAGCAAATATAGGTGAAAATAATTTTGGTACTTTATGGGGTGGTTCAACAGCTGACATGTTTGGTCCAACAGGTAGACAAATGGCAAAAGAGGCAATGGCTAGAGAATACAGGAGGGCAGCGTAATGGGCGGTAAGACAGTTATTGAGGCTCCTAAGCCAGCACCACCAGATCCCAGAGTTGGTGAATACTATGATGCTCAAACCATGGCTGGAGAGCGTGGAGAGTATCAAGATTGGCTAAAAGATTTACAATCTTATCAAGGTGCAATTAGCAAATCAAAATCAGGTCAAGCTGGATACGATGCTTATAAATCAAATATAACTAACCAGATGAAATCTGGATTATTAACTTATTCACAGGCTGCACAAAAACTTACTGATTACAGTACTAAACATGATTTAAAAGGTACAAATATTGCTGCAATGAAGCCTGGAGATGATCCAAGGCAATATTGGACTAAATCAACAAAACCAACAGATTTTACAACTGTTCAAGATTACACATTAGATCCAACATGGTCTAGTTGGAATCTTCAAGATGACTTAACAGGTCTATCTAATATTTATCATGGTGGAGGAGTAGATGATGATTCAACTCCTGATTTTGATGAAAGTTTAGGTATAAAAGGTACAAAAGATAAATCACATATTCAATCAGCTTATAAAGAGTTATTTGGAGAAGATATTAGTGCAGCTGATTTAACAGCAGCTCAAAGTAATTTCAAAAGTGGTTATTTTGGAAGTATTGCTGATTACAAAGACTCATTAACAGGTAGTCAAAAATATAAAGATAAATTCCAGCAAAGTTACTTAGGAAATTACTATGACACAATGTTCGGAAAAGAACAAACTGATTCCGAAGGTAAGAAGACTGGAATACGTACCTTTAAATTTGATAGTAAGTTATTACCTGGATATAGTGGTGATTTAGGAGATAGAACAGGCGTAACAATAGCTGATTTTGATGATGAGTTTGCAGGAACTCCTCAAGAATTACAAGAACATATCAATAATATTAGAGATACACGTCAATTCTTATTTAGTTCTGGTTTACAAAATCTACAAGGAAATATTGATAAAGAAACTCAAAAACTTAAAAATGAAGGTGGTAAAGAAATTGCAAGAGTTACACAAGAAGGTGGTATTTATAAAAGCGTAGTTGATGCATTTAATTTCTCTTAATTTCTAGAAATACACTTGCTATAATTATTTTAGTCTCGAACAATTATAGAAATGACAACACCT